CAGGTGGAGAGACTTCAGTATCTGGAACAGATGCTAATGGTCTAACACTTTCATACCTAGCAGGTAAAGAGCAGGTATATCTAAATGGTGTTCTATTACTTCGTGGTACAGATTACACAGCATCTAACGGAACTAGCATTACATCTTTGGCAGCATTGGCTGCATCTGATGTACTTGAGGTAATTACCTTTACCGCATTTGATTTGGCTACAGCAATTTCTAATACAGTCTTTGACGCTAAAGGCGATTTGATTGTAGCAACTGCTGCTGATACACCTGGCAAACTAACAGTGGGAACAAATGGATTTTACCTATCAGCAGATTCCTCAACAGCGACTGGTCTAAAATGGTCAGCCGTAACAACAGACCCAACCCCAACAGCATTTATGCTAATGGGTGCTTAACCAACACTAAGGAGAATATAAATGCCAACAACTTACAAGGTGCTTGGTCAAAGTAACCCAAGCGCAACAACAGCAACAACTCTATATACAGTACCCTCAAGTACTTCAACGGTAGTATCTACCATTACAGTAGCAAACCTTGCTGGTACTTCTGCTACATATCGTATCTCTGTTAGACCTGCTGGTGCATCACAGACTAATGCAATGTATCTTGCTTATGATGTAACTGTAGGTGCTCTTGATACAACAACAATAACTCTTGGTGTAACATTGGCAACAACTGATGTTATTACAGTTTATGCTTCAACAGCCAATTTAGCATTTCAAGCATTTGGAAGCGAGATTTCTTAATGACAGTCAAAAGCGTAAAGACAGGTAACTCTACTTCTTTAGCCGTAGGTAATACTAGTGTTGCCAAACCCAACACACCTACCATTGGCACTGCGACTAAAACTGGTTCTACATCAGCAACAGTCACTTATACTGCCGCTACTTTAGGTGCTACAGCAACCACATTTACTGCAACATCTACACCAGGTTCTGTTACTGCAACTGGTTCATCTCCAATTACGGTTACTGGTTTAACTGGGAGTACTAATTATACTTTTAAAGTTAAAGCAAGTAATGCTAATGGTGATTCGTTAGAATCTTCAGCAAGCAATTCTATTACTACTGATGTAGCACAAACTATTGAATATCTCGTCGTTGCTGGTGGTGGAGGAGGCGCCTCAGGAAGCAGTGGTGGTGGTAATGGCGGTGGTGGTGGAGCAGGTGGACTTCGCTCTACGGTTACCGCAACAGGCGGTGGTGGCTCTCTAGAATCTGCATTAAATATTGATTTATCTACTAATTATACAGTTACCGTTGGTGCTGGTGGTGCTGCTGGTCCGATTAGTAGTTTTGATGATTCAAGGGGTGCTAACGGTAGCAACTCAGTATTTTCTACAATTACTTCAACTGGTGGTGGAGGAGGCGGTTCCTTCCAGCGAAATGGTTACTCTGGCGGTTCAGGTGGTGGCGCTGGTCAATCTCCTGGTAATGCTGGTGGTGCTGGAACTACTAATCAAGGTTATGCTGGCGGTACGACAACTGGTGGCTCAGGTATTGGTGGCTCAGGTGGCGGTGGTGCTAATGCCGTAGGTGGAAACTGTACAAATGCCAATGGTGGTGCAGGTGGTAACGGTGTTGCAACTAGTATTACAGGTTCATCAGTTACTTATGCTGGTGGTGCTGGTGGTTCAACACATAGTGATGGAACTAGTTATGCTGCAGGAGGAACAGGCGGCGGTGGTAATGGTAGAGATAAAAGTGGAAGTCCCGCAGCAACTGCTGGTACTGCTAATAGAGGCGGTGGCGGTGGTGGAAGCGGTGAAGGCGGTAATGCTGCAGCAGGTGGTTCTGGTGTAGTTATTTTAAGATACCCAACTGCTTTAGGTACTATTACAATAGGTGCTGGATTAACGGGAAGTACAGCAACTGATGGTTCATACAAGGTAACAACATTAACAGCAGGCACAGGAAACGTATCCTGGGCTTAAATATAGAAAAGGAAAATATAGTGGCACACTACGCATTCTTAGATAACAACAATGTAGTTACTGAAGTAATTACAGGAGTTGATGAAAACATAATTCAGACCGATACTGATGGTACTCAGGTAGGTGGTAACACTGAAGCCTGGGAAGCATTCTATGGTAACTTCAGAGGTCAAGTATGTAAGAGAACATCCTACAATGGCAACATCCGTAAGAACTATGCAGGCATTGGGTTTACCTATGATGCTGCAAGAGATGCTTTTATTCCACCTAAACCCTTTAACTCTTGGGTATTAGACGAGACTACTTGCCAATGGCAAGCACCTACTCCTATGCCTACAACAGAAGGTAAAGTCTACTACTGGTCAGAGGATGACCTATCTTGGAGAGAAGTAACTAATGTCTAAAGCAAGAGACCTAGCAACATTGGCTGGTTCAGCCACAGTATTAGCAACAGATTCAGAAGTATCAGCAGCGATTGCTGCTATTCCAACCCCAGATTTATCAGCATTAGAAATTGCTGATGTAATGGATTCACTCTAACAATAATGAAAGGTAGTAACTAATGGCTACAACTTCAAAGGTGCTCTTTAGAGGAGCAGCATCAACATCAAGCGCAACACTATACACAGTCCCTTCAGCAACTACAACTATCGTAACCGATATTGTTATTACTAATACAGTAGGTTCTTCCGCTACATACGAACTACTACTTAATGATGTAGTTTTAGCAAAGACCGTGACTGTTGGTTCTTTAGATTCAACTATTATTCAACTTAAACAACCTTTAACTGCTGCTCAAACTATTAAAGGATTAGCATCTGCTACTACTGTTAACTTTCACATCAGTGGAGTGGAGATAGCCTAACAATGGGTGTTTACAAACTTTCTAGTGCTGGTGGCATAACTACACCTAGAACTAATTATTCCAGTTTTTTGGCTGGCAATCCTGCTTTTATACCTACTGTCACAATAGATTATTTAGTTGTTGCTGGCGGAGGTAGTGGTGGTAGAGAAGATTATGGCTCAGGTCTTGGTGGTGGAGGCGGTGCTGGTGGATTACGTTCAACCGTAACTGCAACTGGTGGAGGCGGTAGTTTAGAGACTGCATTAACTTTAAATCAAGGAACCTCTTATACAGTAACCGTAGGTGCTGGAGGCGCAAGTCGCACTACTGGTTTTGTAGGTAATAATGGTAATGATTCAGTATTTTCTACTGTTACTTCTACTGGTGGTGGTGGCGGTGCTGGTGGTAGTTCAGGAAATACATTTGCTGGACAAGTTGGTGGCTCTGGCGGCGGTGGTGAAGGTGGGTCCTCACCATATAACGCTGGTGGCGCAGGAACTGCTAATCAAGGTTACGCAGGTGGTAATTCTATTGGTGGAACTGGTGGCGGTACTGGTGGCGGTGGTGGTGCTGGTGAAGCAGGTAATACTGATGGTGGCTCAGAAGGTGGAGATGGTGTAGCAGTATCTATTACTGGCTCTTCAGTTACTTACGCAGGCGGTGGCGGCGGTGCAAACTACGATGCAGTATATGTAGGCGGTACTGGCGGTGGTGGAAATGGTTCCCATTACACAGTAAGTGCCGCAACAAACGGAACTGTAAACACAGGTGGAGGTGGAGGTGGAGGTGGTAATAATACTTCTCCCAATACTAAAACAAGTGGCGCAGGTGGTAGCGGTATAGTAATCCTTAAATACTTAACTTCTCAAGGCACAATTACAATAGGTGCTGGATTAACTGGTTCAACAGCCACTGATGGTTCATACAAAGTTACAACATTAACTGCTGGTACTGGCAACGTAAGTTGGGCTTAAATATTATTTTAATCAATTTTTAATTAAGGAGCACTGTGGCTGGTCGTGATATAACCGAAGGTCGTTCTAGTAGAGCAATTGCGGTTGACTTAGGTATTGTATCTTCATCTGCAGTATGGCAAAATACTGCTGAAGCATACGATGTAGCAATTGGTGGCTTGCCATTCTTCTTTGCTATATCAGATAGTAAACCATACTTAAGACAGACTGCACCGTTCCGTAAAGACCAATTTGATAATGGTTCAGAACCAGGTGAGCAATCACTTGCTGGTTGGTGGCTTCGTTCTCAGTCATCATTTCATAGTGGTACTGGCATTAAGTTCTACGACCCATCTGCTGGTGAAACTGTAGCACATAGGTTTACCGATAGTAAAGGTGTTAATGTTTGGACTAAGGGTGAGGCAACTCTACTTAAATCTACAGCATCAGCCCATTATACAACTGGTGACATTGAGGCCAATAAAAAACCATTTCAACAAATGCGCTCTATTCAATGGAGTAATACCAATGGTGTATTGTTACATGATGAGTATGATGTTGATAAAATTGCAATAGATGGAACAGAGACTCACTTCATAGACAATGCAGCAGGTACTGACTACCCTGTATTTGCTATCTGTGATGATGGTATTAATGCTTATTGGGTTACACGTATTCTAGATTCAGGTGTAGATAAATCTGCTGTATATAAGAAACCTTTAGTTGGAGACGCATCCACTTCAGCCACCTTACTATTTAGTAGCAGTTCTATTGTAGTATCTAAGGGTACAATGGAGTATATTAAAGACCGTATTGTTATGGCTATTAATAATAAGATATTTGAATTTGCTCCTTCCGCATCAGCATTACCAACAGCACTATACACTCATGCTGATACAGATGTAGTTTTTACATCTATCACAGCATCTGGCCCCGCTATATATATTGCTGGCTATAGTGGCATCCAATCATTTATTTATAAGTTTACCCTTAATACATCAGGTGTAATGCCTACCCTTACTACAGCAATTACTGCAGCAGAAATGCCAGTAGGTGAAATCATCCACAAGATTTATTACTATTTAGGTTATATGATGATAGGGACGAACAAGGGAATCCGTGCAGCAGTTGTCTCAGACCAAGACGGCTCCATCCAATATGGTCCACTAATTGTGGAAACAACACAGCCTTGCTATGACTTTGCTGCACGTGACAGATTTATCTGGTGTGCAACTGGTGTAGATGGAGCGCCAGGTGTTATCCGTATTGATTTAAGTAATGAGATTGAAACCTTACGCTTCGCTTATGCTAATGACCTATATGTATCTACTATATCTGGATATAAAACTACGGCCTGTGCATTTGCTGGTGATACTAATAGACTTGTATTTTGTACTACAGCCAATAATGCTGGCACAATTACTAACAAAGCAAAAACATCTAGTGTCGCTACGCTTACTACCTCTGCAGTACACGGCTTAGCCGTTGGTGATTCTATTTGGGTAGAGGGTGTTGCTGCTGTATCTAGTTCTGTATTCAACGGAAAATACACAGTTGCTAGTGTTCCATCTACTACTACATTTACCTACTCTGTAACAGGTGCTGATGTTGCATCAACTGCGGTATCATCTGCCACAGCATTGGTTAATAAAACTGGAACAATTAATATTGAAGCAGAATCTACATTACGTGAAGATGGATATATTACTACAGGCTACATTCGCTATGGAACTTTAGAACCAAAGAACTTTAAACGCTTACTTGGTCGTGGAGACTTTACCTATGGTTCACTCACTCTTGAAACTGTAGATAAAAACAATACAGAGTATGACCATATTGCGTATACTGTTAATGTTCCTCCTGTAGAAGTAACTACATCTCAGCCTGAAACAGCGCAAGAGTATGTAGCATTTAAGTTTTTATTCGCAAGAGATACTACTGATACAACTAAGGGTCCAGTATTTAAAGGATATCAATCTAAGGCTACTATTGCTACACCTCGCCAACAGGTTATGAGATTCCCATTATACTGCTTTGATGTTGAAACAGATAAGTACAATGTACAAACTGGATATGAAGGCAGAGCCTTTGCTAGAATTCAAGCGTTGGAAAATATAGAGGAGGATGGTGACGTCGTCACTATGCAAGACTTTACAACAGGAGAACAGCGTCAAGTTGTTATAGAACAATTGGCGTTTACAAGAGCAACTCCACCAGACAGAGGATTCTCTGGCTTCGGTGGCATTATCGAAATCACTATCAGAACGGTATAATACTATGACGCCTAACGACTGGGCTGCACTTGCTGTGGCTGCAACTACTTTAATGGGAACACTAGCATTGGGAGTAAGACACTTAGTTAAACACTACTTGTCAGAACTTCGCCCAAACGGTGGCTCAAGTGTAAAGGACCAGGTCAATAGGCTAGAAGAAAAAGTAGAATTCTTAACCGAGTTTGTATTACAAGCACTTAAGAAATGAAGACCGATAACTTTCCTAAATGGTTTTATGACAATGCTACAGTCGCTGATTTCGAATCAGGGTTAGCAGAGTTTAAAGGTAAAAAGAATCTTAAGTTCCTACAGATAGGTGTCTTCACTGGCAACGCATCTGCTTGGTTACTAGAGAATATACTTACTGACCCATCATCATTACTGGTAGATATAGACCCTTGGTGTGGTAACCTACCTCATGAGTCAGTATATGACTGGGATGATATACAAGAAGCCTATAAAGAACAGATAGCACCATACGGTAAAAAGGTGCAACCGCATAAAGCATTCAGTGGCGACTGGTTAAAAGAACACCGTGAACTTAAGTATGATTTTATTTATATTGATGGAGACCATCTACCCGAATCAGTAACATTAGATGCTGACTTATCTTGGGACTTACTAAAGTCTGGTGGAGTTATGGCATTTGATGATTATGAATGGGACCATCCAGATGGCACAGATAAGAATCCTAAACCAGCAATAGATGTTTGGTTAAATAAACATAAAGATGAATTTGAATTAATCCGTAAGGGATGGCAAGTATGGATAAGAAAGAAGTGAGTAATGAAAACTGTTGTCAAGAGAGCCACGCCTGCTGCAATTGCTGTACTGCGCCAAGCGACGGCATTAAGACCGAAGCGCAAGAAAGCCAGCGATGGTCTGCTACCATCTGCTGCTCACCTAACACAGAGTCCTAACTCAGACCACAATACTGGGTATGCAGTAGACTTAACTCATGACCCAGACAATGACATTAATTGTCATGAGGTATACGCACATCTTAAGTCTGATAAGCGTGTCAAGTATTTAATTTTTAAAGGTAAAATTTGGTCAGCCGAAAAGGGTGACAGAGAATATACTGGCAGTAATAAACATAATAAACATATACATATTTCCATTAAAGATAACTGTGGTAATGATACATCACCTTGGTTTCCTTGGATGGGAAGTGCAACAACACTCAACAAGGTAAAGGCATCAGTCAAGCCGTTGCCAAAGAAGGAGAACAAATGAAAGACTTAATCGCTAAGTTAAAAGACCCTAAGACAAAGGCTGCTTTTAAATCATATGTACGTGCAGTACTAGCATCAGCAATCACAATGGGACTAGCACTTGCTGCTGACCTTGCCCCTGAACAGGCAATCCTGATAGGTGCATTGGCTGCTCCATTGGCTAAATGGGCTGATAAGACTGAAAAAGAGTACGGCATAGGAGCCGAATAGATACCCCTAATTAGCCTTTAAAGGCCCATTAGAGACACTAATACCCCCCGACCTGGTAGAGATACTGGGAAGGGGGGTCTTTTGTCGTTCTATCTCTAGGTTATATATCTCTATATAGTATATATATTATAGACCCCAGAGGGGTCTTATATATTATATATACAATTATACACTTAGTAATTATTATAGTAGGAACGACTGACTATAACTACGTACCCACAGTAACCTGTGGATAGATGTAAGATATATCCCATGACTATACAACTAGGTGAATACACCTTACCAGAACATATATCTTACTCTGCGTTTACTACTTACATCGACTGTGGTTATCAGTACTACTTAGGTCGACTACTTAACTTACCTGAACAACCATCCGTTTGGTCGGTAGGTGGGTCATCATTCCATACCGCAACCGAGATGTGGGACTTGGAGAATCTATGATTAATATTGTTAATGAGAAAGACCAAGCCACTACTATAACGTGGGAAACTTACAATGAGATTATGCGTGAGCGTTATCTAAATGGATTACAAGAAACCTGGGCTGTTGCCGTTGGTTCTATTGATTCTCTTATAGATAAGACTATTGATGAAACTGAATTGATTGGATTACTCAGTGCTAAATTAGTACTTAAGGAGGCACTACGTGAGCACCGCTCAAAGTTTATGGGATAAGGCTTGGACTAAAGAAGCAGAAGGCGTTGACTTAACCTTTGCTCGTGTTGGTGGTAGAACATCTAAAGCATTTCCTAATAGGGAGAATGTAGATTTCTGGCAGCACACAGGACCTGAATGGGTTCAGGCATATATTGATTGGCGGAAAGCCAATACCGATTGGAAGATTTGGCACACTCCTGAAGGCGCACCCGCCGTAGAGTTGGGGTTAACTCCAGTCTTTGCTGACGTACCAGTGAAGATGGTTCTCGATAGAGTGTTTGAAGTCAATGGTGAGTTAGTCGTGGTTGACCTCAAGACTTCACAACAAACCCCAACTAGTACCTTACAACTTGGATTCTATAAGTTAGGACTTAAACAAGTCTTAGGTATAGATGTTAAGTATGGTGCATACTGGATGGCAAGACAAGAGGGTACATCTGCTATGGTAGACCTTAGTGATTACACTGAAGAGAAACTTGAGTACCTAGTACGTGCCTTTGATAAAGCACGTAAGGCTGGTATATTTATTCCTAATACAAATAACTGCAATCGTTGTGGGTTAACAGAGTACTGTCAATTCACTTCGAAGAAATGAGGTAACAATGGCAAATGAAGACTGGAAACTACAGGTTTCCTATAAGACACCATCAGGTGATATGATAAACGTACGTGCTAATACTGCTGATGAACTATCAGTATTGTTAGAGGGCGTAGGAGATTACTCTCCACAAATTGCTGCAACACAACAGAAGGTTGTAGGTGCTTATAACCTCAGCCCTTTATCGACATCGAGTTCCACTACAAACACAAAGCCCTCGAGTTACTCCGCACCAACCCCAGTGTCGCCAGCATCAGGTACAGCAGCGCCAGTGTGCAAGCACGGAGGCCGTATATGGAGAGAGGGAATAAGTAAGGCAAGTGGAAAACCTTATGCCTTTTGGTCTTGTCCTTCACCTCAAGGAACACCTGACCAATGCAAACCAGTAAACTAAAAGACTGGCATAAATCTTTTTTCGGAACTAGAAAGGAACCTGGATGCGTACACTTATCCGCTCAGTTGGTCGTGCCAGTATTGGTGGGGAACCATTACCATCTTGCTTTAAAGCATTCGAGTCGAACAAGATTATCATCCGTCGCTCCGAAGTTTCTATGTTCGCTGCAGCACCAGGAGTTGGAAAATCCACACTTGCATTAGCACTAGCATTAAAGATGAAGGTGCCTACACTTTACATCTCTGCTGATACTAATGCACATACAATGGCTATGCGATTAGCCTCTATGATTTCTGGAAAGAATCAAACAGATGTAGAAGGAATGTTGCAATCTGATATAGGTTGGACTAAGGCTACTCTATCAAAGAGTAATCACATAGTCTGGTCATTTGAATCAGCACCAACACTACAAGACATCGATGAAGAGGTTCAATCTTTTGAAGAACTGTGGGGTTGTTCTCCCACACTTATCATAGTTGATAACTTAATGGATGTAGCCACAGATGGTGGCGAGGAGTTCGCCTCTATGAGGGCGATAATGAAGGAGTTAAAATATCTTGCTCGTGCTACTAATTCGGCTGTTGTCGTTCTTCATCATACTAGTGAGGCTGTTCTTGGGACACCGTGTCAGCCACGCTCTGCTATCCAGGGTAAAGTGGCACAACTTCCAGCGCTTATATGTACACTTGGTGTTGTCGGAACTTCAATGGGTGTTGCTCCCGTCAAGAATAGATACGGAAGGGCGGATGCAGGAGGAGCATTAATGACTTGGATTGCATTTAATCCTGAGTATATGTTCGTCGATGATATCCCAGAGAACCACTGATGCAAAAAGATATTAATAATTATACTATAACTATAAGCAGGAATACTCTGGATTGCTGGGGTATAGGAATGGAGTACTATGGATTACTGGAATTTTATAATGCTGATGTTCCATCAGTTGTCGCTAGAGTTATTAGGTTTGATTTCATTTTTTTCTTTATTAATTTAACTAAGTTTCCTAAGGTAAAATGGCGTGATAATAACCCTAAGTAAAGATGAAGTGAGAGTCTGCACTATGCTTGCAGTAGAAAGATGGTTGGCTAAGTTTGGTTCTACTGACCAACCTAACTACGCACAGGGTAAAGCAGATGGTAAGTTAGAGCCTGAGATTAATGCCAACATACGTGCTAATGTATGTGAGTGGGCTGTTGCTAAGCACTATAATCTTGCTTGGAATAATCCTTGGTACCCTAATGTGCTACATAAGAAGCGTCACTCATTACCAGATGTTGGTAATAATGTAGAGGTAAGGTCTATCAGAACTCAAGACAGCATACCATTCTGGCGTAAAGATGAAGGTAAGGTTATCATTGGTACTAAATGTTTAGACCTAGAATATTTTTCTGAGGTAGAAATATTTGGTGCTGCATATCCTGAAGAGTTTACTAAGCCTGAGTATTATGATTCATATATAAATGGTTGGCGTATACCTATAAGTGGGTTCACTCATGAGTAGTTATGGCAAACGTAAAGGTTCAGCATTTGAAACTGGTGTAGTTAGATGGCTTAGGTCTAAAGATATATTAGCCGAGAGATTGACTAAGGCTGGCGCAAAAGATGAAGGTGATGTAGTTGCTTTCTTAGAAGGAGAAGCAATTATATTAGAATTAAAAGCAACAAAGAAGTTAGACTTACCACAGTTCTGGCGAGAAGCACAAGTAGAAGCAGAGAATTATGCTAAGGCTAGGGGATTAAAAGAAGTACCATATAAGTTTGTAATAGTTAAACGTAGACAGGCAGGAATAGATAAGGCTTGGGTGGTGGAAGACTTTGAACAGTGGACTAAGAGGGCAGGCAAATGACTTACCAGATATTAGAGAAGTACTTATACACTACGGAGCACAAGTACGACAAGGACACGGGCAAGTTAATCTCAAGTGTCCATTCCACTCCGACACACACCAGTCGGGAAGTGTTAATCTCGACAATAACATATACATCTGCTTCGCCTGCGGAGTCCAGGGTAACAGTTTACAAATTATCGCACAGCAGGAAAGGGTAGATATACGTGAAGCAAAGTCAATCGCAGAGAGAATTGTTGGACCAAGCAACTCAGAGATACGCGGCAAACATTTATCAGGCAGAGGATTACCTAAGAAGCAGAGGTATCTCAATGGAGGCAGCACGTCTGGCTCGATTAGGCGTAGTAGGGGAGCCTGAAATTGGACATGATTCTTTTCAAGGAAGATTATCTATACCTTACATCACTAAGACTGGTGTCGTTGACCTGCGGTTTCGTTCTCTTAATCCAGCAGTTGAACCAAAGTATATGGGTATGACTGGTGCGGAAACAAAGATGTTTAATGTATTAGATATAGAACGAGCAGGAGATTTCATAGGTGTATGTGAAGGAGAGTTAGACACAATTACTTTATCTAGTTGTGTTGGTATTCCTTGTATCGGTGTACCTGGTGCTAATAGTTGGAAGAAACATTACACTAGATTACTTGCCGACTTCGAAAGAGTATTCGTATTTGCAGATGGCGACCAACCAGGAAAAGAATTTGCTAATAGTTTAGCAAGAGAACTACCAGTTACTATCGTACAACTACCAGACGGAGAAGATGTTAATAGTGCATATGTTAAATACGGTGCAGATTACATAAGAGAGAAGGCAGGACTTAATGAATAAAGAGATTCCTCCATGCCCTCAGTGTGGTGAGCGATTCGAAAATGTGTTCGAAGCAACTGACCATTTATTAGAAGATGATGAAGAGTTTGACCCAGCCTTGGTTCTACCTAATGGTGCAAGATTAATGATAGGTTCTTTACTTAGATGTTTATTTAAGTATGCTGATAAACCTGAACAGATAAAGTCAATAACCCAGTCTACATATATGACATTGTTTACGGCTGAGACACAGCCCGAAGCAATCAAAGATATAGTGGAAGAGATGATAGTCGAATCACAGATGATGGAAATAGATGATGAGATTAAACAACTACTCGAAGGGGGAAAGCAATGACAAGAATAGAAGAACTTGATAGGCAAGAACAATGGAATATGTGGTACTATGAACGACTACAACAGTCAGTCAACAAAGTAATAAGTTCAATACCTGAAGAGGGGAATAACAGTGAGTAAAGAATGGGAACTTAGGCAACCGCCAAGTGCTGATTCATTTGAAGTATCAGTAGCACATACATTTCAAGAACTATTAGATTTACTTTTATCTAAGCATAAAGATTACGGACCAAAGAATATATCTGATTCACCTGGTGGACCAGTCAATGGATTAAGAGTTCGTATGCATGATAAGTTGGCACGGATTAATAACTTAGTAGACAATGGCAAAGAACCTGAGCACGAAAGCCTTGAAGATTCCTTTAAGGACATGGCGAACTATGCAATCATAGGGTTGTTAGTTCTTAGAGGAAAGTGGGACAGATGAAGGTTATAGTCTGCGTGTCTGATTTGCAGGTACCATACCATGACAGGAAGGCAGTCTCCGTACTGTCTAAGTTTATAAAACAATATAAACCTGACGAGGTAGTATCGGTTGGGGATGAAATGGATATGCAGACTATTTCAAAATGGAGTAGGGGTACTGACCTAGAGCATGAGAAGTCTATTGCTAAGGATAGAGATGAAACCTACCGAGTACTTGAATCATTAAAAATTAAACATATGATTCGTAGTAATCACACAGATAGATTATTTAATACAATTAAAACAAGAGCACCAGGTCTTGCTGGATTGCCCGAACTAGAGTTAAAGAACTTCTTAAAACTTGACAACTTGGGCATTACTTACCATGAAAAACCATATGAACTAGCACCTAACTGGTTGTTACTGCATGGTGATGAGGGTAATGTGCAACCTACTGCAGGTGCTACTGCATTAGGACTAGCGAAGAGAGCGGGCATGAGCGTAGTCTGTGGGCATACTCACCGTATGGGTCTAACACATTACACACAGTCATACTTTGGCGGACATCCTAAAACTTTATGGGGCTTAGAGGTCGGTTGCTTAATGGACTTTAAGTTTGCTAAGTATGTAAAGGGTGGATTATTTACATGGCACAAAGGATTTGGTGTGCTATATGTAGACGGAAATAAAGTTATACCCCATCTTGTTCCAGTTAATATGGATGGTTCATTTGTGTTTGATGGGAAGGTTTGGAAGTAGTATGGATTTTGAACGCATTGAAAGGTGGGACTATATAGTAGTCGCTGTATCCTCTGAGTATCATAAGAAGTTTTCTATGGTTGAACTAGAGGATATAAAGCAATCACTCTATCAATGGTTCGTAGAACATCCTAATAAATTAAATGAATGGGAAGCGATAGGTGAGAAGGATGCAAAGAATTTAATCTATCGTAGCCTACGCAATCAAGCATTAGATTATTGTCAAAGATGGAAAGCCAAGTCTGTTGGCTATGATACAGGTGATTTATATTACTATGAACCTGATATGGTGGAAGCAATTCTTCCAGCAGTATTGCGTGGTGATTATGGTGTAACTCACAAGTTAAATCTAGGTCGTCCAGGTCGTCCATCTGCACCTAGTGAGGGTGGTAATCTTACAATAATTATGTTAGAGGTGGACGCTGCGTATTGGAAGTTGAGTAAAGACGACAAGAAGATACTTTTCTTCCGACACGCAGAGTCCCTTGACTTCAAAGAGATAGCAAATCTCCTTGAGTTATTCAGCGAGGACACAGCACGCATGAGACATAAGCGTGCAATTAAAAGATTAATAAACAAAATGGGTGGCTTCAAGCCATATAGAGATAACGACTTCTCAGATAAAGAGCATGAAGAAGAAGATACCATAGAAGAGACAGACAATAGCACTCACAGCGAGAGTGGGAATGAGAATGGGAGCGATGAAGAATAATCCTTTAAAGAAAATTCTTCTCATACCATAACTCTTCCTGCTCTGCTGGGTCTACCCACATAGTCTCACCATAGTCAGCCCAGAACTTTGCTAGCATTTCATCTTGTTCATCTTGTTCTGTAATGTCAGTCATCATCTCCCCACATTCTATCAGGTTCAAAGCATACACAATCAATCTCATCACAGTTGTCACAGGTTTGGTTAATACCTAGTGCAACATCATCACCCATTAAATACATAGGCTCACTCATCATCGTCCTCCTCTATGCCAAACATGTCAGCAAATACTTTGTTTGCTTCTTTAAGTATTTGAATTGCATCTTCCATGCTAACCTCCTGTTGAATAGAACCCAGTACCCTTAAAGATAACAGGGTTTGCTTGATACTCTCTTACCATTTCTCTATTACATTGTGGACACTCAACTAAGTCATCTCGGTTATCAACGCTACGACTTAATTCTAATAGTGCCTTGTCATCATTACATCTATATGAATAAGTTGGCATCATATCTCCTCGTCATCTGGTGTTGGTGCTGTTGCAAGAGTGCCACATAAAGCACACTCCATATCTAGAAAGTACATATCAATCTCACCTGTCTCCTCATCGAAGATAGTCTTTAAGTTCCATACATTACAACCACATGGACATAAGGTAGTGGCTCTACCTCTGATGTCCATAGCGGATTTGTAATCAGGCTTAAGTTCTGTAATGTGTTTAGGTTTAATTAGTAGTACCCTTCTTTAGTAAAGAACTTCCACGCTAGACAAGGGGTGTGGTATCTGTTATAGATATAATCCAACCCTCGTTCTATCTGTCTAGGCGCAGGAGTCTTTGGGTCAAGCCCTAATAATTGTGGAATACCTCCAGCATTCTTACCCATTACTTTAATTTTATTGTATGCATTGGGTCTCCAATTGCTTTCTTTAGTCCACAATTTATTAAGGCATGACCATTGTTTATATTGCCACTCGTATAACTTATCCTGAGCATAAGACTTACTGTCCATTACTGTCCAGCCCTTCGAAACTTCTTGCGGAGTTGGTTCGGGTTGACCAGTTGGTATAGCAAATCTGATACCAAGCATAAGCAATATCCCCATGCCGAGCACCAATATAAATACTTTTCTCATATCAAACCTTTTCTTCTTTCGTCTACTCGTATTCATTGTCGAATAGTCCTTCTATATCTTCTCTGTCGCTAGATAATTCTTCGTATGTAATGTATACCAAGTCGTCAAGTTCTCTGATAAGTGTACTTACTTTATCAGCAGACCAACCTGCTACCATATCACTAGTAATTATCCCTTGCCAGATTATATTACTATCCACTTATTCCCCTTTCTATCATAGTCTTTCTTACCTTTCTTGCAAAGTTAACCTTGTTAGCAAGCGTTGCTTTCTTTATACTCTTGCCAAGCATAAGCAATCTTTCGCCAGGCATTGTACCACCATATATACCATAGTGCAACTGTGGTCCACGCTTACCTAGTTCTAAACAATTAACTTTGGCAGGACAATTCTTACATATAGACAGGGCAGCAACAGCCTTATCTACCTCTGCTTGCGCTCTCTGTCTCTGCTCTGTGGTATTAGTCCACTTCTCGCCAAACTCTTTCTCGGCTTCACCACCGAACCATAGGTCAGGGTCATCATGCCCAACACATAGACCATTACTTACATCAAGGTCTAGGTCGTCAGATATATAACCAAATGAACTATAAGTTAATCCTGAACCCCAACCACCCATTAGTTATGTATTCCATGAGTAAAGCAGATAGCCTGAACTGCCATCTGTAGTTCTGATGTCATCTCTTTTAACTCATCATCTGATAAGTGTTGAGCGTCAGCCTTTCGTATGAAGCAAGTCCATACATAATTATTTTCTAACATGCTATCCTCTCTTGTTAGCGTAGGTGGGGCAATCTCCCCACCCACAATTAACTAGTTTATTATGGGCGGAATACTACTGAAGTGTATCCATCGAGTCGTGAGTGCTTAGCAACTAAGCCCTTCTCACCAGTTAGATGTTGGTACTTACCATTACCTAACGATACCCATACTGACTTAGGCTTGAACCTAGTCTGATTAGGTAGTGCTTTAAGTACTGTGCCTCTTGGTTCATATCCGTCAGCGTCCTCTAGGTCAAACTGAATTGTTGCCAACTCATCTGATAGGTCTGCTAATGTTAGCGATATGCTAGCCAAGTAGTTTTCTATCTGTTCTGCTGTCGTGGTTGTCATACTTTACCTTTCATTGTTAAACGCTCAGCAATTTACCAAGCGTACCGATAGTGATTATATCACTACCAATTCTAGAAGTCAAGTGGTTCTTTACTGTACCACTTATTACTTAAGTATCCATACTCCTCGCCTATCACCTTCTTTTGATTAGGGTGATAGCATAGGCAATCTAAGAAGTTTGCTTGACAATCAAAGCAACTCTCACACATCTGACAATAGTATTCGTTCTCCCATAGGTCTACTATTGACTCGCAACTAGGACACTCGAACTTGTTGTCCTCATATAGCGAAGGGTTGAAGTGGTCATCTGATACCACAATATCATACACACTAGGCTCATCACCATAGGTATAATTATAGGTGCTAGTGCGTGGCGTGGATACGATAGGCTTATGAGAGTTATTACTCCACCATACACCATTGTCGTCCCAACTACCTAAACTTTCGTTGATAATATAAATCTTATACTGTGCGCTAGGGTCATTGGTCATGATAGCAACCTTGTTGCCACTAGCCCATGAACTAATCATATCATATACATAGTCGTCATCTAACGCAGACACACCACCTAGTCTAGGCAATAACTCCTCTGCCATAATCCTAGTGTCGCTACGCTTATCACCTTTAGGTATATGAATATCTAACACACCATTGTGCGCTAAGTAAGTATCGTGCTCACCCACTACCTTAAATGGGTGGCAATTAAGTTCGTTCTTAACCCCATGAGTAGCATACCTAGCGTGCCACATAGCGTAGCCATTAGGGTACTGCTCTCTAAGTTCTAAGAACCTAGCAATAGACTTCTTAGCGGACATACTGCGCTCTGATATAATACCATCACCAGTATCTATCGCAAAGCCAAAGCCATGTGGGTTCTTACAAGCACCCATGCTTAGGTCATCTTTACTAGGTGTGGAATTAGGATTACACACTACTAGCAGACACATATATCTCCTCTCTTACGCATTGACTAACTCATTACTGTTGATACTTAATGAGCGTACTTTGGACATACGCTCATATAAGTCAGAGTAAAAGCCATTGTTGGCTTCTACATAATCATAGAACCAATCCCAACCTAGCATACCTAACTTAACATCAGACAGCGTGAGGTTGCGAGTATATTCTATACTAGCGTGTGCTAATTGTATAGCACTACGAACACCGCTTGGCTTAGTAGTCCCTCTAAAGAACCTAAGTTCTAGCGTGTGTTCGTTCTGCGTATTTACCGCAGAATATCTCTCGGTCATGGCTTCTCTAGGCGACTTGACCTTATCGGCTAGAGTGAAGTATGGTCTATCGTACTCATCATACTTCCATACATCATTGAACTTGGCGTAGTCTGACTTACGACCCGCAAATCTCATCATATCGGGTGCGTTCTTGTACACTAATGCTAACCATCTATGTACATGTGCGCCACTCTTAAACCCTGCTCGACTTACATGTATATGTAGTCCGCAACTCTTAGCGTCCCATGCCCTTGCTTCTTGGTGTTCTCTTAGATAGTCTAAGGTCTTATCGAATAGTGGGAAGTCAGACCAACTACTAAAGGATATAGGGTGAGATACTAACTCAAAGCCACGATAGCCACCTTGATTTATACTACTATCCTGCTTCATATAAACCCACTCGCCTATATTTTCTGCTACATATTTAGCACTATTGTCTAGTTCACCCGACCTAATCTCCATCTCTAATTCTATCCCAAAGTATAGGTTATTCTTATCTTTACCTATAAACTTAGGGTCGGGCTTGTAAGAGTAGTCGTTGATAAGTCTAGAACCCCTACCACCCTCACCACAATTAGTACACCCTCTAGCATAATACTGGTCGCACTCCTCGCAGTATGAACCTTCATGCTCATAGCAATTTTCGCACCAATACTCACCCCTATCCTCGATATTGTACATGCTCTCGTTCTCGGAATATGTACAACTACATCTCTCGCAATAGTGAGTGTGGTTCTCCCAACAACTCTCACAATAATCACCGATACCCTCTACATAATGGGTATTCTCATTGTGGCAATACTCCTCACAATAATTACACCATGAGCGACAATCCTCGCATAGTAGGTCATCACCCACCAGCATGTAATCGTCCTCATTAGTAGAACGATAATCACATGTGGCACAACCATACTCGGTGTCCTCATCATCATCTATCGGCATATCATCACCCCCTATTTTATAGGTAGTTCTAGTTCTATCATTATATCATTTATTTTATTGCGTAGCAAGTTAGTAGCCATAGCCATACTCTTAAAGTCTGACCTAGTATACCAACCCTCTTGAGTTCTCAAGGATTTTCTTATTAGTTCTAAGTCGTCCTTGCTAATCTCGATTACGATATTTTCGTCCATTAGCGACCTCTATACTCTAGGCGACCTTGTAATCTATTTACTCTAGCAACTAAACCGATAATCGCTAAAGTCTGGACTACCACCAGTATCTCTAATAGCATACTCTTATCCTCTCTACTTATACCTAAGTATAGCATACTTAGGGCTACAAGTCAAGTACCCTCGACTTATGGCGTGTCCTAGTGGGGTATCGAACCCCATAGACACCCGACCTACGGGCTAGGACTATCGGCACTAATTATAGTTGCCGACTAATTTACGATAATTTTCTGCTTGATTAGCCTCGAACTCACGCCTACGCTCATCTAAGGCAATAGTACGCAATTCTAAATCGGTTAAGGGTTTAGGGCTAGTATCTTTAGGCTTAGCGTTCTTAATTGTACGCCTAGCAAGTTTAACCGCTTGACTATCCTCGATAGCCACGATTATATTGCCCGCCTTATCACGCACCACTAGATTACTAAATCGCTTAGAGCGTGAGCCATGCCACGCCTTAGACGACCTAACATCTCTAGGGGGTGTGATGATACTACCGCTAACCCCATAGGGGTTGTACGGCATTATCTTACCTCTCTAGTAGGGGCTAGATTACCTAGTGAGTAGTCTAGTAAGTATCCCGCCAGCGCACCCGCCAGCATAACTAGGGGCGTATCTCGCTAGGCTACTTACTAAGTAATCTAACCTTGTAGAACTAATACTATCACAAGTTTAGGCGGGTGTCAAGTTCGACACGCCCTAAGTTCTAAGATAGTTCTAGTTCTTTATTTAGTTGTATCAAGTCAAGTTCTAACTTGATAAGGATAATACTACCACGCTCACCAGCACAAGTCAAGTCGTGTCGGTGTGAGATACATCACACGCAAGGCGGGCGGGATTATACCATAAGCCTATCTACAAGTCAATAGGTAAGTGAGTGGTGTCTATCACACGAACAGATGTTCGATTACTGATGAGTAATATATTTAGGGTTAGCCTCTAGATATTCATAATTAAAATACCCCCACCCCTAGAACTTATAGTGTCGGGAGATAGTCAAGCACCGATTATATCTCTAGGCGTTAAATTGTCGATAAATCTATATGTCGATATGTCGATATTATGACCCTAGGGTTATTAAAGAAGGGTGCGGGGGGCGTATATAGTATCCCATAAAATATTTCTGTTATATAATAGCCCCCCGTATATATATACAAATAGGACATATTATAAGTATTTTACCGAACTTTGTTCGGTTTCTGTATTTGAACAGGTTATCTATATATGTAATAGTAATTCCATATATAGGGAGTTGGCTCCCTTTTATTCCGCCAACTCTTATAGGGTATATAATATATATTATATATATAATGGGTGAGTTATGTCCGTTTATACTTACCGTTAAATCACCGTTTTACTAGGAGGCTTCATGGGACGAAAGCCTGGCAAACAAGACATACCCAAGGAGGCTGCTAAGAAGCAGGTCCTGGAACTCTTGACCCAGGGTAGCACCATCACTGACGCCATGAAGGCTGTTGGTCGCAATGATGTTACCTTCCGCCAGTGGTCAATGTCTGACCCTGAGTTTAAGGCTGAGGCCGACAAATCAAGACTTGCTGGTAAAGGTGTTAAGGCTGACCTTGCCAATCTAAAGGATATCTCGTTTGAGGAGTTCTCCGAGCAATTCCTAGACACCAAGTTGTTCGACCACCATAAAGACTGGGTGGACCTTATTGAAGGTCGGGAACCCCGTTGGTTACATCCATCTATGACCTATGAGCCTGCGGCCAGCAACCGAGTTCTAATTAACGTACCACCTGAGCACGCCAAGTCTACAGTCATCACAATCAACTATGTGACCTATCGCATAGCAGTAGACCCTAACGTAAGAATCATTATCGTCTCTAAGACTCAGGGTATGGCTAGAAAATTTTTAAGTGCAATCAAGACCCGTATGTCTCATCCAAACTGGACTAAGTTACAGATGTCCTTTGGACCTAACGGCGGATACAAGGCTGACTCACCTACTTGGTCAGCAGATATGATTTACCTAGGTACTGGACGCGACTCTGGCGAAAAGGACCCTACGGTTCAAGCATTAGGATTCGGGTCTCAGATTTACGGTGCTCGCGCCGACCTGATTATCCTAGACGATGTGGTGATGAACTCAAACTCACATGAGTGGGAAAAGCAAATTGAATGGCTTCAGAAAGAAGTCATCACCCGTTTGGGACGGCACGGAAAACTACTTATAGTAGGAACCCGTGTCGCCCCTATAGATTTATATAAGATGATTCGAGATGGCGAGCAATGGACAGGCGGCAAATCTCCCTTCACTTACTTCTCCCAACCAGCGGTTCTAGAGTTTGACGAGAATCCAAATAACTGGAGAACATTGTGGCCTTGGACGGATAGGGCTGAGGGGGAGCAGGATGAAGCAAATGAAGAAGGATTATTTCCAAAGTGGGATGGACCCTCGCTCTTTACTAGAAGGTCTGAGGTTGCTCCGTCAGTATGGGCAATGGTCTACCAACAAGAAGATGTTGTCGAAGACGCAATCTTCCCACCAACAGTTGTCGCAGGATGTGTTAATGGAATGCGAAAGCGCGGACCTCTCAAGGCTGGAACACCAGGCCATCCAAGCCGCGTTGAAGGTACTTACACAGTTATAGGTTTTGACCCTGCCGTATCAGGCAGGTCTGCTTTCGTAGCGGTTACATTTAACCGAGGTGACGGCAAAGTTTATGTTTTAGATTGCGTAAACATGGTTGACCCTACTCCACAAAAAGAGCGTGCTCTAATTGAAGAGTGGGTAGAAAGATACTCTCCTCAAGAGTTTCGAGTTGAAATCAACGCCCATCAAAAGGCGTATCAGATGGACACTGACTTAGTTCAGTATTTAGCCCAGTATGGTTGTAAGTTAAATCCACACTTTACTGGTAAGAATAAATGGGACACATCATTTGGTGTGGCCTCTATGTCCGCCCTATTTGGCGGTCTGAGGGACGGCAGATTTCAAGATAACAACCTAATAGAACTTCCATCTAATGAAGGTTCTGAAGGGTTAAAGTCTCTGGTGCAACAATTGATTACTTGGAAGCCAGATACCAAGAACCCAACCGACTGTGTGATGGCCCTATGGTTTGCTATCATTCGAGTACGTGAACTAATGCAACAGACATCCTTTGCTACTAAGTATGCTAACAATAGGTGGGCAACTAGACGTCAAAAGGAAATGCGACACTCAATCAATTTAGATGATGCCTTTGCAGAGCAATGGGCTGAAACTTACGGATAAGGAAACTAATGGCTATTACCATTGAACAAATTGCAGCACGGGTTGAATCCCTTAAATATCGTGCATCAGAGCGTGATGCTCGTGCAGGTGATGTGCTATCTGTACGTCAGGGTAATATTTCCCAAGTCTATCCAGATTTCTTTCCTGAGGGTGTAGACGCAAACGTAGTTGCAAACTTTATCGATATCGTAGCCCGTGACTTATCTGAGGTTATGGCACCACTACCTGCAGTTAACTGCTCTAGTGCATCACAAACCAATGACCGTGCTCGTCGCTTTGCTGACAATAGAACACGCATTGCTTCTAATTATTTTAACCACTCTGACCTTCAGGTATCTATGTATACTGGAGCAGATTATTATGTGACATATGGTTTCGTCCCATTCATTATTGAACTGGACGACGAAGCAAAGATGCCTCGTATACGCGTAGAAAACCCAAGGATGGCTTATCCTGAATTTGACCGCTACGGACGATGCATTTCTTTTGCAAAGGTATATTCATTAACTCTTGGAGAGTTAGTTGCTCAATTCCCCGAATACGAAGTAGAACTACTTGGTCGTTCAGGTTTCAAAAAAGACACTAACACTCTAACAGAAATCGTACGTTATTACGATAAAGACCAATCTGTGGTCTATGTACCTAGCCGTGACAATTTAGTTTTATCCCGTGCAAAAAATCCAATAGGTAAGATGATGGTTGTAATAGCCAAGCGTCCTACTATTGATGGGGAGATGCGAGGACAGTTTGATGATGTTATTGGTATTCAGTTGCTTCGCAATCGTTTCGCTATGCTTGCTATGGAGGCTGCAGAAAAATCTGTACAATCTCCTATCGTCGTTCCAATGGATGTTCAGGAACTGCAACTCGGCGGAGACTCAGTTATCAGAACAAATACTCCAGGTGGAGTTAGAAGAGTCGAACTCAATATTCCGCAAGGTGCGTTCACAGAACAAAACTTGCTCAATCAAGAACTTAGAATTGGTGCTCGTTATCCAGAGGGACGAACAGGTAACGTCAATGCGTCTATTGTCACGGGTCAAGGTGTCCAGGCTCTCATGGGAGCATTCGATACTCAGGTTAAGTCAGCCCAAGCAATATTTGCGTCAGCACTTAGAGATGTAATTGGTCTTTGTTTTGAAATTGATGAATCTATATTTGATATTCAAAAGACAATTCGTGGTGTAGATGCTGGTTCACCTTATGCATTAGAGTACAAACCAAGCAAAGACATTAAGGGAGATTACTCCGCAGATGTTCGTTATGGTATGTTGGCTGGTTTAAATCCAGCACAAGGATTAATATTTATGTTACAGGCTCTTGGAGGCAAGTTAATCTCCAAGGATATGGCGATGAGAGAGTTACCATTTAATGTTAATGTTAGCCAAGAGCAAGAGAAGATTGAAATTGAAGATATGCGTAATGCTCTTATCTCTTCACTTCAAGCATACACCCAAGCCATTCCACAAATGGCCGCACAAGGACAAGACCCTTCAGATATTGTTACAAAGATTGCTAACGTTATTAAGTCACGACAAAAGGGACAGAGCATCGAAGACGCAATAGAGCAAACCTTTGCGCCTAAAGAACAAGTTCCTCCTGCTGGTGCTCCAATGGTTGAGCAACCGTCCCCTGCTCCCGCTGCGCCAGTAGGAGGTCTACCTCCAATGGAAGCAGAAGGTCAAGGAGTTCCTGACGTTCAAAGTTTATTATCTAGTTTAACTTCAGGCGGAGCGGCAAACGCAAGCGTAAGAACAATTCGTAGACGATAATAGCAGAAGGGGACATTATGACAACACTTGCTGCTATACAGGGCGATGGATGGTGTGTAATCGGAAGCGATTCACGTTCATCTGATGATTCTGGTCGTCCGATTGAAATGGCAACACATAAGATTGTTGAAAACAATGGAGTGTTGATTGCAGGTTCTGGTTCTGGTAGAGGTTCAAACTTATTACAGTTTGGATGGAAACCACCAAGACCTAAGTTAAGTGAAGACTTAGATGTCTTTATGACAAAAAGATTTATACCATCTATGAGAAAATTATTTATAGATGCAGGTTATGACATGAAAGAAGACGGGGACTATGCTTCACATGATTCACAATTTATTATTGCAATTCGTGGCATTCTGTATCCTATTTTTGAGGATTACAGTTGGGACCGTGATGTTCGTGGTATCTATTATTCTGGTTCTGGTAGCGATATTGCCCTTGGTGCTATGGAGGCTTATAGAGTACGCAGCACTAATGATGCTGATAAAGCAGAAAAGATTATCAGAAAGTCAATTGAAATAGCAACCAATTGGGATATATACTCAAGTGGTCCAATTATAACTAAAATACAATATTCTAAGTAGGAGGAACAATGGCTGAGAATCGTGGAGGGCCTCGCCCAACAGCACCACAGAATAATCCCGCTAATGTTTCTGCAACTGGTGGAGCAGGACAATCTGGTACACAAGGTGCTAAATATTATTCAGGTTTGCCATATGGACAGGGACAAGCAATGATGGCGCAACAACAAGCAGCACCTATGGCTGCTGGAAGACCTGCACCAATTATGAATCCTATTGAATCTTTTCCTGCACCTATGCCATTATCTGAGCCATCAACAATGCCAGATGTTCCAGTAACTGATGGAGCAACAATGGGCGCTGGTGCTGGCATGGAGGCTTTGACATTGCCTGGCGTACAAGACAACGATGTTGAGAAACAAAGATTATTATCTTACTTACCAGCACTGGAGGCAGCCGCACAAAGCCCAAATTCATCACAGGCATTCCGTAATTATGTGAGAATTCTAAGGGCTAACCTTCTATGACAGAGAAGAATCCTTCAGCATTTGACACAATGGGTTCCTTCAACAGATATTATGCTGGCTGGAACGTTAACATGGCTAACTCTTTGCCAATGGATATGGGTAAATCTATACCAGCAAAGGATAGAGCAGAGGCTATAAATGCCTTCAACAGGTATCTTGCAAAGCCAGGTACACCTCCTGCTCTAACACCACAACCTGAAGAACAAGGATTTTTTTCCAGAGCATTTGAAAAAGTTGAGAAGGCTTACAACTTTACAACACAGGCTGTTTCATTTGGTTTAACATTACCAGAAAAGAATAATCCTATTTGGCAAGGTGATTTTTCAGTAGACAAAGTCAAGAGTGCCTGGGAACAATCAAGAGATATTTCTGCTGGTCGTTCAATTATGCGTACCATGATTGGAAGACCACTTGATACATTTGAAGATGCATTTAGTGGACTAGTTAAAACTGTAAGTTTTGGAAAACTATCTGGGGCAGATAAGTTTTTGCAAGAGCATTTATTATTTGCTGCTAATGACTTTGATATCTTTGACAAGAAACAAAGAGAAGAAGCATTCCGTGAACAAAACGTTGGACGCTACACATCATTCGGTACAGATGTAGTAGCCCGATTTGTTCTGGACCCAACCATTGTAGTTGGTAAAGCCATTAAAGTATATAAGGGTATTACCTATGGTGTTAAAGGTTTAAATGATTTAAATGCTATCTTGGCTGGAGAAAAAACTGGATTCAAAGCCAATAAGGTAAAAGCAACCTTTAATGACTTTATTGTCAAAACAGATGGTATGGATGCTGCTGATTTATTTAGAGTTAAAGCCATTCGAGAATCTGCAAACCCTGCATCATTTGCTGATATTATGGCAGATGCAAATAAGATTGAAGACATAACACTTCGTCATGCTGCTAAAGCAGATATTATTAAAATGGCTATGGGAGATGCTGGCGCAGCATCAAGATTAATGGACACTAATCGTGCTTTGGCCACAAAGATTGCTAACCTTGAAGACGAGGTTACTGATGCTAAGTACTTTGGTGCTGGATTAGATAGGGCTACTGGTCAACTTACATTTGATTTAGTTAACAAGGGACCTGATTTAGAGAAGGCTGTTGAGAATGCAGCACTTTATTCTGACGAATTAGCCGAGTTAACACAAAAATTAAATGCTGAGGCTATCCTAGACCCAACAAGAGTACCTCAATTTAATCAAGTTTCCAAACTTAGACAAGCGATTTCTGGAAGCCAGAAGTTTATTGACCTACGTGCTGGCGCAGCAGGTGCCCCTATGCGTGTTTTAACTGGATTTGCCTATAAGCGTCCTAAAGGTTGGATTGATTTTACTGATAATCAGTCGGTTCAAACTGTAGATAACTTGCTAAGTCGTGTTCGTGGTGTGGCAAATAAACAAGAACAGGCCTATACTACACAGATTACATCTCTCAAGAATAGACTTAATACACAAACCCTTGCCCCTACAGAAGTTAAATCACTTAAGACTCAAATTAAAGGTCTAGAAGATGATTTAAAAAAGGCTTCGTTTACAGTTGAACGCAAAAATTTATTATTTAATGAGTATGTTGCTGCTACAAATGCGGCAGAGCGTGCCAATGCTTTTCAAAAGATTGAACAAGAACTGTTTAATACAGTTGCTAAACAATTTGGATTTGACGAGAGCGACATTCGTGAGGCCTGGTCTTTGTTTTCAGGTGGGCGTGCCAGAGCACACAACATTATTCGTGAAAGAGCATATACTGGTGCTACAAAAACTCTGCCAGATGGAAGAGTTGTACCAGTAGGTTCTAAGGTTACACCTATTCTTGGGTCAGAGGACTTAAAATATATTATTCCTATGCCATTAAACGAGACTCAACTAGTAAAACAGTTACCAGTTCTTGACATTGATACTATGTACAATGCTTTAACTCGTTTAACTAGAGCACGTCGCTCAGATGCTGCTGGTGTATATTATAAAGGCAAGGCTGGAACAACAGACCTTATTGATGGTCTAGATTCCTTAATTAAGTTTGAGGTTCTTGCTCGCCTTGGTTACCCTGTACGTAACGTATCAGAGGGAATCATGCGTATCCTTACTACAACTGGTCCAATGGCCATTGTTGCTGGGTTAAAAGAGTCTAGTCGAAAACTAATTACCAATAGATTCTCTGGTGCATCGCTAGATGATATATATCGCTGGTCAGATGATGTTAAACTTCAGACATACCGCGATGAATTAGACGCAATGCGTGACCTTGCTGATGACCCAGACCTAATCGATTCTCAAATTAAAGAGATTGATGGTATGTTAGATGGTACTATTAAGGTACAAGATAAGTTTGGTTTAGGTCTACGTGAAGTAGATGGCATAACCTACGAGGATGCATTAGGTGCCACACCTGAACGTGCAGAGTTTATTAAGAATAAGTTTATTGCTGAGTCTGCGAAGATTGTTGATGCACACTTATCAAATAGCAGAAACAAACTAAACAATGTGTTTGAGTCTACTGGAGATTTCGTAGTAATAAAAGGCGATGACCCTAACTGGACACAGGCCTATGAGAGAGTTGTAAACCGTCAGGTTCGTAACTCTAAGATTACCCAAATATTACTACAGGATAAGCCAAGAGAGCAACTAATTGATGAGGCTGAATACTTCCTATTAAAGACTAAAGAGGGTAGAGATATCCTTAGAGTACTTGCTATGGGTAGAGATGCTCGTTCTATCGCAGAAGCCAATATGGATAACATTGATGAGTTATTCCCAGCATTTGCAACTGGTCTAAAAGAAATTGCTAAGACCCGTAAGATTACACCAGATGATATTAAGAAGGCATTTGGTACAGATACCCTAAATTTCCCAGCAGTTAATGCTGCTCAGGTTGGTGCCGCTAACGGTACACATCAGGTGGTAAGATTCTTTGCAGGTCAAAGAGATAAGTTCTACAAGTTATTTGGTGAAATTCCAGAATCTAATCTTGTTCGCCATCCTATGTTTGTTGATTTATACCGCAAACGCATGGATGCTACTATCAGAAATGCTATTGATACTTATCCTGGAGATACAATTCCACCAGAGTATATCCGCAAACTAGAGTTTAATGCACGTCAATGGGCAAGAGCAGAACTGCGTCGCTCACTTTATGATACATCTGAAAGAGTAGATGCTGCCTATACACTAAAATACGCATTCCCATTCTTTGGTGCATACACAGATGTTCTTCAAAAATGGGGTCGTATTGTAGTAAATGACCCATCAGCATTTGGTAAACTACAAACTGTATATAACTCTCCAGACCGTGTTGGTATAACCGAAGAACGCGACGGCAGAACATTTATTAATGTTCCTGGTGAATGGGTAAAGCGTGGTTCATTTGGTCTAGTAGATAGACCTTTGGCTATTCCTAAAACAAGTCTTGACTTGCTATTCCAGGGTAATGCCTGGTGGAACCCAGGTGCTGGATGGTTCGTTCAGATAGGTGCATCCCAGTTAATCAAGGCTATTCCTGATTTAGAAGCCACTAACCTAGTTAAAACAATATTACCTTATGGTCCAACTGGTACAAGTCCAGGAGAATTTACTAAGGATTTATTCATTCAAAACCAGGCATTGCGTAAAGCATGGGCTATTTGGTTTGAAAACGACCCAACACGTCGCAACCTTACAGTTCTTATTGCTATGGAAGAGAACCATAAGTTTGATAATGGACTAAGGACTTCTCAACCATCTGCTAAAGAGATTGATGATAAGGTTAAAAAGATACTTGCTATGGAGGTCGCTGCAAGAGCAGTACTTCCTTTCGCTACAAACCTACGTTCTCCTTATCAATTCTATATTGATGAGTTCCAAAGATTACGTGAAGAAGACCCACAAACAGCATCTGAAAAATTCTATGATGCTTATGGTGAGGAATACTTCCTATTTTCTACCAGCCTATCTAAGAACAATACAGGTATCGCTGCTACTGTAGAGGCAGAAAAACGTTCTAGAGAACTATCTGATTTAATTGCCAAGAATCCTGACTATGGATGGTTCGTCGTCGGAGATGTTAACGCTGGAGAATTCTCACCTAGTGTTTATCAAAGCCAGCGTAATACTCCAGTTGCTCCAGGAAGCACAAAGAAGTTTCGTGAATCTCAAGACCCATATGAGGCAGTTGATGCTACTCAGGCTGAAAAGGGATGGATTACCTATAATAAAGGTATCGATATCCTTGAGGCTGAGCGTATAGGAAGAGGTTTATCTAGCCTTAATGTTGCAGATGCTGCAGATTTAAAAGAACGCAAGCGTCAATTTATAGAGCAACTAGAAGATGAGAACCCAGCATGGGCTGAAGTTCGCGGAAAGATTGATACAAACAAAGTAATCAACTTCTTAAAGTTTGCAAACCAAGTAGTTAGTGACCCTAGAACTAAAGGTCGTAGTGACATGCAAGGCATGGCAGACTACCTAGAGGGTAGAGAATATCTTCGCCAAATGCTAGCAGAAAGAGACAGTAAGTCTATAGATGCTGTTGGTAATGCTGACCTTAAAGAAATGTGGGATACATTTACTAGTGGATTGCTAGATGAATACATTTCATTCAGTAGAGTATACTCAAGAATACTTGAAAAAGATGACCTTACGAAAGGCTTATAGTGACTCAGAAAAAAGGCGGGGCTTTAGATACTCTAAAATCTAGTAGTGGAAATACTACTGGTGTTGCTGGTCAGGTATATATTGGCCCAGGAACTGGTACAAAGCAGGTAGATATTCCAGGTGCTGGTACTTCCGTTGTAGTTCCCTCAGATACAATGACCACTTTTAATGCCAAGAAAAGATATCTTGAAGACCCTAAGGTTGAAACAGGTTGGTTATTTACTTTAAAGAAAAATGGATATGGGGATGTAAGTCCAGCAAAAGCAAAGGTTTTATACGAACTCGCTATTGATGAGGCTGGTAAATGGTATCAACAATCTGGCGGAACTAGAAAGATATCACCTGAACAATATATTCAATGGTATGCTAAAGACCAAGGACTTCTTGGTGGTGGTGGACCATCTGTATCAGTACAGAAATATCTATTTCAACCAGAAGAGATTCAATCTTTAATTGATGATACTCTTAAGGGCGTCCTAGGACGTAAGGCTACGCAGGCTGAGAGCAAAGAGTTTTACACTGCTATTCAGGGTATGATTGATAAGGGAACCGTTACTACAACCAAAAAGGTAGGCGGTAAAACTATTACTGAAATCAAACCTGGTTATAGTAAAGAAAAAGCAGAGGCTATGATTACCGAAAAGGTTAAAGCCCAGTCACCACAGGACTATGAAGAGGCACAAAGTTTAGGCTTTGCTGATTTCCTAGGAAAGTTGAAGGGTTAATATGGCAGAGTCAGCAGCAACGGCATACGGTCTTACAGCCGATTTAATCAAAGCATTCCCAGAACTACAGAAGGTTTATGATTTATACAAGGCTGGAGATACTACTCAGGCCGAACTAGAGTATTATAAGACTGGATATTATAGGGGTCTTACTACTACATCCAAGAATAGAGCGCAGCAAAAGGCTTCTCAACCTGGTGTATATACACAGGGATTGGAAGCATTTAAGGTAGAACAACGTAAGCGTCTTATTGCTAAGGGTATTAACCTAGATGAAACTACTTTTAATTCTGTAATTCAAGATGCTTATGATAAAGGTCTCGATGATAGTCAAATAGATTTACAAGCATTAAGTAGATTTAAGGGTACTATTGGTGGAGAAACCTTAGGCAGGGTACAAACCCTAGAAGAATATGCTAAGTCATTTGGTATGGCTTACTCATCAACTACATTAAACTCTTGGTCTCAAGGCATAATTTCTGGGACAAACACAGTATTTGATATACAAGAAAAAATTCGTAGGGATTCGGCTAGTGCATATCCCGTATTCGCAGATGATATTAATAAAGGAACCAGCGTTGATGCACTTGCATCCGCATACAAATCTTCCATGTCTAGTATATTAGAAATAGATGCAGACACTATATCTTACAATGACCCTACATTTCGTAAAGCATTACAGTATGTAGGTCCAGATGGTAAGCCTGCACTCAAACCAATATGGCAATTCGAAGCAGAGTTACGTCAAGACCCTCGTTGGGATTTGACAGATAATGCTAGAGCAACAGTTGATTCACTATCATTAAAAGTTCTTCGTGATTATGGGGTAGCATAGTATGGCCGAAAAAGTAACGGTTAAATCAGGGCAAACATTATCAAGTATTGCTAAGGCTAATAATACCACAGTTGCTGCTATTAAAGCAGCCAACCCCGTATTAACTACTAACCCTAAATATCAGGGCGGAAATGTAATATTTTCTGGAACTAAAATTACTCTTCCAACAACTGTAACACCTGCTGCTCCCGTAGGAACTCCATTCGGACAGGCTGGTGGGACTACACCTGCAAGTTCTGGTGCTAGTGATGCAGCAACAGCAGCAGCATTAGCAGAGGCACAACGTAGGGCTGCAGAAGAAGCCAGACTAAGAGCAGAGGCAGAGGCTAGAGCAAAGGCTGCACAAGATGCTTTAATCAAAGCACAAGCAGACGCCTTAGCAGCAGCCAATGCAAACAATGCAGCAGCACTGGCAGCAGCACAAGCAGCATTAGCACGGGCTCAAGAAGCAGCAAACGCAGCAGCAGCATCGGCTGCGGCAACTGAGGCAACTACTGCACAAAATGACGCAGCAATAGCAGCGGCAAATGCAGCAGCAGAGGCTGAAAGAATAGCAGCGCAACGTGAGTCTATTGGTAAAATTGTTGCAGATAGATTTGCTCAATACGGATTATCATCACTTGGTACTAAGGTTTTAGACCTTGCACGTAAAGGATATACTGAGGCTACAATTACTTTAGAGTTACAGAATAGTGATGAGTATAAGGCTAGATTTGCTGCTAATGCAGAGAGACAGAAAAAAGGTTTAGCAGTTCTAAGTCCAGCAGAGTACTTGAGTGTGGAAGATGCCTATCGTCAAACACTTAGAGCATATGGATTAAATCAATTTGATAACGATACATATGTTCGTCAATTTATTTCTAACGATGTATCTCCATCAGAACTATCTACTCGTGTAATCACAGCGGTTCAAAGAGTTCAGAATGCTGACCCAGCAATTGCTAGAACACTAAGAGATTACTATGGTATTGGTTCTGCTGATATGGTTGCTTATGTTCTTGACCCTAATCAACAACTACCTAAGATTCAACGTCAAGTTGCAGCAGCAGAGATTGGTGCAGCAGCAAGACTACAAGGCCTTGAGGCTGGTGTATCTGTATCAGAACAACTTGCATCACAAGGTATTACTCAAGCAGAAGCACAAAAAGGATACGCAACTATTGCAGATATCCTACCTACTGCAGAGAAGTTAAGTTCCATTTATGGAAACCAACTAGAAGGATACAATCAAGTAGAGGCAGAGCAAGAAGTATTTAATACTTTAGCATCTGCACAACGTAAGCGTAAAGCGCTTATCGAAAGAGAGACCAGTGCATTTGGTGGTAGGTCTGGAATATCCAGAGCATCACTTTCAACTGGACTAGGCGGACAAATATAGAATCCTGACATTGACCCATCGGCCCAATGCAGCGTATAAGACCGATAGCAAGAGCCAACCAATTTCCCCGAATTGAATTGAGGCTTGCGACTAACAACGAATAGAAGGGTGGATAGTTGCTATGAGCAACAACTACTGGGAAGACGAAGACGAAGACCTAGATACCGACCAAGGATTTTCTGGTGATGGTAGTGACTTAATTAAGAAACTACGTAAAGCCAAGAGAGCCGACGAGAAGCGTATTAAGGAACTCACTGAGCAACTTGAGGGTTTATCCAAAGTGCAGCGTGAGCGAACTGTCAAAGAAGTCCTAGAAAAGAAGGGCGTAAACGCTAAGGCTGCACGCTTAATTCTTAAGGACATTGATGATGTTAACGAGGAGTCAGTTTCTAATTGGCTCGATGATAACGCAGATTTGTTTGGAATACAGGTGCAGGAAAATGAGCCTAAGATGGGAGAACAAGACCGTGCTGCTCTAAGACAGCAGGATGTTCTAACACAGGCCGCGTTCACTCCTGACAGAATGGAAGAAATCAATTCAAGAATAGACAATGCAGATTCTATGGATGCATTGCTAGATGTCCTCCGTTCACAACAACAATAATCATAGTTTCTAGTCACTGGAGGTGACGAATGGCATATGTATCAACAGACTCCGCTTCTTTAGGCGGAACCGCTGGTGGTGCTGGTCTAGTACAGAAGGCGTATGACCGTCTTCTAGAATTCGCTCTCCGCTCTGAACCACTAATTCGTTCAGTCGCAGATAAGCGTCCAGCACGTCAAGCAATCCCTGGCTCAACCGTTGTATTACAACGTTATGTTGACCTATCAGTAGCAACAACTGCTCTGACAGAGACAACTGACCCAGATGCAGTAGCAATGTCAACACCAACATCAGTAACCATTACTCTTAACGAGTACGGTAACTCAGTGTTGGTAACACGTGCATTAGAGTTATTCTCTCTTGCAGATGTTGACCCTGCAATCGCAAATATTATTGCATTCAACCTAGCAGATTCTATTGACTCCGTAGCAATGACAACATTGCGTGGCGGTTCAAATGTAATCTACTCAGGTTCAACTGCAACTTCAACAGCAACAATTACTGCTGCTGCAACACTATCTTCAGCAAACATCCGTAGGGCTGTTGCTAAGTTACGTGCTAACAAGGCACTTGGACGTAAGGGTTCACTATTCTGGGCTGGAGTACACCCAGAGGTATCCCACGACCTACGTGCTGAGACAGGTTCAGCAGGATGGTTGCTTCCTAACCAATATGGTGCTTCACAGGACCGTATCTGGGCAGGAGAAATCGGAACATACGAAGGTGCATACTTCGTAGAGTCTCCACGTCTGTACACAGCAACTGACGGTTCTTCATCTGCAAAGGTGTACCGCACAATTATTGCTGGACAACAGGCATTGGCTGAGGCAGTTGCCGAAGAGCCACATGTAGTTATCGGACCAGTAGTTGACCGCTTGATGCGTCACCGCCCAATGGGTTGGTACGGCGTACTAGGCTTTGCTCGCTACCGCGAAGAGGCACTATTTAGAATCGAATCAGGTTCTTCAATCGCTTAGTTGATTGACGGCTTAGCAGGGAGCACACGTGTTTCCTGCTTGGCAGTAAGTTCATTAAGGAGAACAATGACAGATTATATCTTTACTACACCAGTTGTAGAAGAAGGACCTATAGGTAAACACCGTCTATTTTATTTCTATAAAATGGATAAGGGAGTATCTGTAGCAAAGAATGGTGGGACTTATTCTAAAGTAAGATTCCCGCTAGATGAATCTATTGCTACATATGATGAGTTTTATTTAGGTGGGCATAAACATATAGTAAATGACGTTACAAAAGCAGCACTTATCGCATCTGGATTAGGAATAACAGAGGCTAATTTTACACTAGCATAAGGGACGAATATGGCGTATCACTGGCAAGACCATCCTGTAGAAGTTGAAGGATGTTTTGGATGCAAGGTAATGAATTTACAAGTTAATGCAGGAGATGCTAAAAGAGATATTCCAGATAAAAAATGGAATGCAGAATTGCAGGCTTATAGAGATGCAAGAGCACAAGGTATTCAACCAGCAGGTACAACTATGCGTCATGTAGAAGAAGCGCATAAAGCATCAGAGATTTTAGGCAAAGCGTATAATGCGGACACTATGCCTAAGACGAAAGATATCACCCCAAAAGCCGCAGCCGTAATGAAAGAGATAGGACAAGTATAATGCCAAAAGTAGGAAAAATGGAATTCCCTTACACTTCAAAAGGTAAGGCTATGGCCAAGAAGGCAGCAAAGAAAGTAGCAAAAAAGGCTGCCGCTAAGAAAATGGTTATGAAGAAAATGGGCAAGAAGAAGTAATATGAATAACCCTAAGGCTAAAATATTAAAAGGCCAAGCGGCTATTAAAGAGTTTCAAAAACAAATATCTCCTCAAGGTATGGCAGCAGCAGAGGCTGCCGCTAAAAAAGCACTAGAACAAAGATACCCAGGAATGTTTGTACCTCAAACTCGTACTGCTCCTGGAGTAGTTAAAAGAAAATCTAGATAATGTCATCGGGTCAACGCAAACGTCATGACGGTTGGAATAAATCAATTATACGGGACGGTCTAGTTGTTATTCTCCGAAAGGATGGGACCGAAAAAGTCCGCCTTGACCCTAAGACAAAAGAAGTAATTAAGGGGAATAAATGAAAGATTCAGTTCTGAAAAGAGTCGGAGTATCTGGTTACAATAAACCAAAACGTACTCCTAGTCACCCTAAAAAGTCACACGTAGTTGTGGCTAAGGTTGGTGATAAAGTAAAGACTATCCGATTTGGTGAGCAAGGTGCTAAGACAGCAGGTGCTCCTAAGGCTGGTGAGTCTGAGCGCATGAAGATGAAACGTAAATCTTTTAAAGCAAGACATCAAAAGAATATTTCTAAAGGTAAAATGTCTGCAGCATATTGGGCGGATAAAGTTAAATGGTAGCAAAGAAAAAGGCTAAGTCTAAAGTTAATGCTGCTGGTAACTATACTAAACCTACCATGAGGGCAGCACTATTCAAGAAGATTAAGGCTGGGTCTAAGGGTGGAGACCCTGGAGAATGGTCAGCCCGCAAAGCACAATTGCTTGCTGTTCAATACAAAAAGGCTGGCGGAGGATATAAGTAATGGCACTTGCTAAATCTCAAAAGTCTTTAAAAGATTGGACTAAACAGAAGTGGAAAACTTCTGATGGTAAACCATCTAAAGGTAAGAAAAGATATTTACCTGAGAAAGCATGGGCAGCATTAAGCCCTGCCGAGAAAGCGGCTACTAATAAAGCCAAGGCTGCAGGTAATGCTAAGGGAAAACAGTTTGTGAAACAACCTAAATCAATAGCCAAAAAAGCAGCAAAGTACAGATAGGGACACAGGGGACTATGAGTAATAAAGATTCTGTAGCACTAGTATGGTGCGATAATGGAATGGTAGATGGTAAGTTTATGCAAGGCGTAGCAGATGTAATGCTAAAGTCTGGTATAGAATTTGCTACAACATTAAGAAGTCAAGGCAATCAAATTGCTAGACAAAGACAAACAACCATTGACTACTGGTATGATAAAACTGAACACGAGTGGTTATTATGGATAGATTCAGATGTGGTAATTAGTCCAGAAAAGTTTAAGTTATTATGGGACAATAGAGACGTAGAGAAACGTCCACTAATTACGGGAGTATATTTTACTACAGATACACCAGAGGAACCCTTAATGGCTCCTCTACCTACAGTGTTTAACTTTGTTAATAATGGTGATGGTGGCTTTGGTTTAACCAGAGTACATCCTTTACCAGTTAATCAGTTAATAAAAGTAGATGCAGCGGGTATGGGATTTGTCCTAATGCACCGTAGTATAGTTCCAAAACTTCGTGAGATAGCACCAGATGGTCAGTTATTTATGGAGATGGGACGAGGAAATAAGTTCATAGGTGAAGATATATTCTTCTTTGCCCTATGTGATAAGGCTGAAGTTCCATTATATTGCCATACTGGAGCAACTGTTCCACATATGAAACGGTTCTCATTTGATGAACATTATTATCGAGCATTCTTTGGTAAGCCAAAAGAAGAACCTAAATCAAAATTAGTTACACCTAATAAGAAAATCATTACACCTAGATAGGATAAACAATGGCACTTGGTAAAGTAGGTAGCAGTCTGACAGCAGAACTCAATCGTCTTGCTGGCATAACTGATGTGGCACAGTATCTTGATGAGCAAGGGGCCGCTAATGTTTATGCTGGTACTACTGGACTTGCAACCGTTGGTGCATTAAATGTGTTGGCTGGTAAATCATCTCCTGCTGATTATAAAGACATTGATGGTATCTGTAATGAACTTGCTTCAACAACTGGCCTAGCAGCACCTGCTGCATTACGGAGTATCGACGCCTAATGACAACTACTTTATCTAATATGATTGATGAACTATCAACTAATCTATCTGGTTATACTTATCAACAAGAAAGAACTACATACTTAAGAAGCAGTGTTACTACTACTGTATCAACATCTGCATCTCCTACAATTTTATCCCTTGGCTCTACAGAGAATGTTGGTAAGGGTGTTGTAGAAATTGGTGAAGAATTACTATGGGTTGATACATTTGATAGGGTTGGTAATACAGCAACAGTATCTCCATATGGAAGAGGATATCTGGGTACAACTGCATCGCAACATGCAGCAGATTCAAGGGTTACTATATCTCCAATCTTCCCACGCTCAACAATTAAAAGAGCAATTAACGATACTATTCGTGCAGCAGGTTCTATGATATTTGCTGTAAATAGCACATCATTTACTTTTAATGCAGCCGAAACAACTTATGCTTTCAACAATTTAAACATATCAAATATCCTTAGCCTTATGTGGCAAGAGGTTGGACCATCTAAAGAATGGCGACCAGTGCGTCGTTGGTCTTGGGATTCTGCAGCCGACACCACAGAGTTTGGTTCAGGAGCACAGACAGTAACAATAGGGGACTACATTACACCAGGAAGAACCGTTAAGGTTATATATGCTACTGACCCAGTAGCCTTTACAACTAACGCACAGGACTTTGCAACACAAACTGGATTACCAGAGTCTTGCAAAGATGTGATAATTCTTGGTGCATCTTATCGTTTGCTAACATATCTAGACCCTGCACGTGCTGCTCAAGTATCACCACAGGCTGACGAGACTGATAGCAAGCGACCTTACGGAGCATCACAGAGTGCTACAAAACAACTCTATGCTTTGTATATACAACGCCTACAAGAGGAAACTCAAAGGCAACAAAATCAATACCCAATCCGTGTCCACTACAGCCGATAGGTAAATAAATGACAGTACGTAAATATTCTTCTCGTTCTCAACAAACGACTTTAGCATCAGCAATTTCAGCAGGTGATTTAACCATGACTGTAATTTCTGGCTCACAATTAATGGGTGGTAAGACACCATCATCTACTCAAACATATACAGTTGTTATCGACCCAGATACAGCGCTTGAAGAAATTGTAGATGTAAGTAACTACTCATCTGGAAACACACTAACTATTACTCGCGGTATAGATGGCTCAACGGCTGTAGGTCACTCCGCTGGAGCAGTAGTTCGACATATGATTATTGGTCGAGACCTAACCGAGTCTAATGACCATATTAATGAGACTACAACAGCACACGGAATTACTCTTGCCAATATAGTTCAAACTGGTACTACTGGTACAGTAACAAGTGGTATGATTCTTGACGGCACTATTGTTAATGCTGACATCAATGCAAGTGCTGCTATCGCAGACACTAAGTTGGGAACTATCTCAACTGCTGGTAAAGTATCTAACTCTGCTACAACTGCTACATCTGCCAATACTAACTCGGCTATCGTAGCCCGTGATTCTTCTGGTAACTTTTCTGCAGGTACTATTACTGCTAATCTTACAGGTACTGCTAGCACAGCAACTACCGCTACTACTGCTAGTGCCTTAAGCACAGCCCGTAACTTCCAATTAACTGGAGATGTAGAAGCATCAGCCGTATCCTTTGATGGTACTGGCAACGTAAGCCTAACTACTGTTATTGGTACAGGTGCTATTGTTAACGCAGATGTTAATGCATCTGCTGGTATTACTTATGGCAAGTTAAGCCTTAACAGTTCTATTACCTCTGCTGATATAGTAGATGGAACTATCGTTAATGGCGATATTAGTGCTAGTGCTGCTATTGCGCTTAGCAAGTTAGCAACTGACCCACTAGCCCGTGCTAACCATACAGGTACTCAGACTGCTTCAACTATCTCAGACTTTGACACACAGGTACGTACATCTCGTTTAGACCAGATGGCAGCACCTACCGCTTCTGTAGCATTAAACTCTCAGAAGATTACAGGTCTTGCTGACCCTACATCTAATCAAGATGCAGTAACATTAAAATATCTTACAGACCAAAAGGGTGCAGTAAGTGGTATCGCATCCCTAGATGGTTCTGGATTAATTCCTACTAATCAGTTGCCTGCCCTTGCTATTACTACTACACAGGTAGTTAACTCACAGGCTAATATGCTTGCCTTAACCGCACAGACTGGTGACGTTGCAGTTCGTACAGATGTCAACAAATCATTTATTCTTACTGCCTCACCTGCTACTACATTAGGTAACTGGCAAGAACTATTAACCCCAACAGATGCAGTTCTATCTGTTGATGGTAACACTGGTGCTATTAGCCTTTCAGGTACATATCTAAATAGAACTACTGGTCAACTACTAGGTAACCTAGATGCTAATAACTTTAAAGTAACTGGATTAGGAACTCCTACAAGTAATGCTGACGCTGCAACTAAGGTCTATGTAGACACAGTTGCAGGTTCTGCTACTGCTGCTGCAGCCTCCGCTGCTGCCGCTGCTACAACCTATGATAACTTTGATGATAGATACCTAGGTGCTAAGTCATCTGCTCCATCTGTAGATAATGATGGCGATGCATTAGTAACTGGTGCTCTATATTGGAACTCAGTATCTAATACTATGTTTGCTTGGTCAGGTTCTGCTTGGGGTTCAATCTCCTCAACTGCAGAAATCTTCCGCTATAAATTCGTAGCATCAGGTGGAGAGACTTCAGTATCTGGAACAGATGCTAATGGTCTAACACTTTCATACCTAGCAGGTAAAGAGCAGGTATATCTAAATGGTGTTCTAT